GTTCCATGTACATCTCAAGAGCATCCATAGGATCTGCATACTTAGGCGGTTGCTCCCAAGGTACGTTCTTAGGTTCCGTAGTTAAAGACTGACCGGGGATTGGTCCCTCAAATAGTGTTGGCTTTGCCATGATAATACCTTACTTAGTGAAACCTGCGCCAAAGTAGAGACCTACGATAGCTGAAACGATGTGTGTGTCTAGTGGGGTGATTACGAAGCCTCTAGCTGCCTGCCACTTTACTGTGCCATCGCCGCCAAAGATCCAGTTAAACAGGCCGCCCTCTACTTCTGTGTAGCCTACAATAACGCTTACCTCAGGATACCACACAGCCACTGCTTTTGGCAAGACTATAATTGAGAAGATTGCAGATAGAGCAATAAGCCTGCGTGTCCATGCAAAATGCTTATCTGTCTTGCCGTGCTCTCTGGCCTGCTGCATACCACCAATCATCATCTCTTGTTGCTTGGCTTTGTTCTTAGCGTTCTGCCCTATCATAGACATAACCCCACCCAGTACAGTGGAGAATAGCATAGTGATAAGCTCTAGAGGTAAACCAAACATTAGGGACGTGCCTTTGGTTTCGGCTTAATCCAGTTCTTACCATCATATCTATTGTCATCATCTGCATTACCAAACAGGTGACTTCCTATCTGAAGGGTGCCACGTTTACGAGACTTCATATCAGGTAGCCAATCAGGTTGATTAACAGCTGTGTTTACATAATGAGTAGCGCCGTCTGTAGGGTCTGTATAATCTCCAGTAAGAATATCACCTGCAGCTTTATAGGCTTTTGCGCTAGGTTTAAGAGCCATCATATTTTTACCTTGTTTGCCTTTAGCGTGTCCTGTCCACGAGTTCCACGGAGAGAACTGGCCTTTCTTTAGAATTACACCCTCTATATCATCACCATATTTACCAGCTGCAGCACGGTTAGCTATTACAGAGCCTACCGCAATCATACCTTCATAACCCTCTTGTGCTGCTTCTGCTTCAATGGTACGAGCTAAGATCTCTAGCTTAGACATCTCTTTAGGGCTTTTGTACACCTTATACTCTGGTATATCTAGGTTCTCTGGTCTAGCCATCATATTGGCACTTTTAGACATGAGACCCTCAGAACCTGAAGCCTCTACTATTGCTTCCTCAATGTCGCTATTTGTTTGTGTAGTCTCTGGGATTGTAAGCTCTTCAGGTCTAGCTTTAGGCCGCACAGGCTCCTCTGGAGTTAAAGCAGATACATCATACTTTGATAGATAGATCTCTGGCTGTTCTTCCATAGCAATGTCAGCTTTCTGGCGAAGGCTTCTAATAGTGTTTGCTACAAAGTCATCTGTTGTAGGAGCAGCTGCTGTTGGCTTATCAAATAAACCCTTACGCTTACTAGTACTATCATCCCCTGTAGAGGGTTTTTGTGCAGAAAGAGCACGTTCCTTAATGCGAGACATCATGGTAACGATGTTATCTGTCTGTGATTGTGATAAAAGACCCATTGTAATTATACCTACTGTTAACGCTGTTTTAACCAAATGCCCAGTCCAGAGCTTTGTCTGCAAACATAGCAAGTAGCTTACCTGAACCTGCGCCTGCTGCTGTATCAATCTGAGCTTGAATTTGCGATGCAGCTGTTTCAGCTTGAATAGCTGCAACCTGCAACCTAACCTGACGATCTGCAGTACTCTCAGCGGCACTAAAAGCATAACTAATCATATCACGCTCTTCTTGGATTACATTGTTGTATGCAGTCATTGTGTACTGATTTTCAGCGATTGCTGCATCACGGTTTGCTTCGTTCTGCGCTGCTGTTTCTGCTGTAGTAGTTGCCTGAGACCATGCAGCATTAGCTTGCGCTACGATAAGCTGGTTGTTTGCATTAAACTGATCTCGTGCCGCTCTCTGACTTACATTAAACTGATTTACTGCATTTGTTTGACCAGAGTTAAACTGGTTCATGGCATTCTTTTGCTCATTATTAAACATAGACACCTGAGATGCTAGATTAGTAAAGAACTGATTAGTCTGGTTCTCACTAGAAGCATTAAATTGCTTAGAAGCATTCTCAGCAGCTTGGTCTGATAGCAAGGCATTAACCAAACTCTGTGATTTAAACATGGTAGCCTGTTGCTCATTAGACAAGTTAACCATGTCCATATCTAAGAAAGACTTAGCGTTTTGTACCTGCGCCTGCTGACGGTTGTTTAGGTTAGTAAGATCTAACTGTGTCATGGCAGCTGCATCAGCCATTACTTTAGCATTAGCAGCACTAAGGTTAGCTAAGTCTACAGACTGTGCCATACGAGCATTCTCAAGAGCAACCTGCTGTTCAGCAGTGAAGTTCATGTTAGCAATCTCTGAGATCTTAGAAGCGTTAGCTACACGAGCCTGGAAGTTTTGGTTAAACTCTAGCCCTAAAAACTCAGCACGTTTCTCAGCAGCAAACATAGCAGCTTGTTGTTTATTACTTAGGTTAGTTAACTCAAATGTAGCAGAAGTCTGCGCATCCTGTACAGCGATAGGCATTGCTGATTCCATGGCGGCTTGAATAGCAGCCTGACCAGCCATAGAAGAAGCAGACAACCCACGTGCAGCCATCTGTGCAGCTGCAGCCCTCATAGCACCAGCAGCCCATGCAGGAGGTTCACTACCCTCAAACTGCTCCATCAAGCCCGTAAGCTGACCCTGTACTGTAGCATCTGTAGAAGGAGCACCTGTAGCAGCGGCGAAGTTAGTCTCTGTCTTGACACGCTCCATGTCAACAGTAGAGCCTTCAATCATCTCCCCTTCCTGCAGAGTACGAGCATCTACAGGCTGCACCCTACGTGCTTCTGATAGCTGAGCAGCGGAAATACCAAGCTGAGCAAGCTTATCTGGTGACATAGATTGCGCATCAACTAAAGCTTCTGCGCTAGGTTTACCTGTAGCAGCCTCTAAACGATCCAGTACATCTTTTGTTGTAGATTCTACAGAAAGAGGCTCATAGGTAACTGCATCTGTCTTAGTGGGTGTCGTAACATCTGCTGCAGTTTCTGCAGTATCTACTACCATATCTGTAGTAGCAGCTACGTCTCCTGTACCTGCAGCGATCTCTCCTGCAGTCTTATCCTCTTCTGATATAGTAGCTACATCAGCTTTCTTGGTCATCGACCCTGGATCTGTTGCAGCTTTTACATTTAACTCTGCGCTTGTAGGAACTTGTGTAGTTTTATAATCAGAATAAGCAAGAGAGTATTTTTGTTTAGCATTGTTTACATTTGTTTGTGCATCTGTAACAGCTTTTACTAACTCTTCATTTTCAGGGTCTGCTTGTTGTGCATTAATGGCATCCTGCAGGGCAGTGTTTGCTGTGGACACCCCTTCTCTCGTTGCGTCAAGAGGATTAACAGCGCCATTTGTATCAGGCGGTAGATCAATTTTGGGGAAATCCTCCATGTTGGCGGTATCTAGATTATTTTGAAAACCGCCTACTGCATAGCCTTTCTTAGTAGCCATGCCACCATAAGCCATACCAATACGCTTCTGCGCTACCTCTGCCATCTTACCGACACGAGCAGCAGCACCAGGCTGTGACGCTAAGTAAGCAGCTTGTTCATCAGCCTGCATACCCTGCATTTCAGGTATAATCTTACCCATCTGTTCTGGTGTGAACCCTGCAAACTTCTTAGCCATAATTACTTATTCCCTAACTGCATCCATACTGCACCAGCTATGAATGTTATAATTGCGATTGTTGTTACCTTTACAAATGTACTCCAGATACCTTTACGTGTATCACGCCACACTTCTAATAGGTCTCGCATTTCGTTGATGTCTTTGGCAGCATTAGTATCATGCAAACCTATAGCTGACAAAGCCTGCTTAGCTCCACGTCTTGCAGCCCTGTCTAGCATAGCTTCTAGCTCGTCTGGTGTCAAGGATATAGATGTCATATTACTCTACCTGAATATAACTAGTGAAACCTGAGGGAAGTCAAGCACTGTGTTGTAGTTACCATCATTTGTACCAGAAACATAACCGCCTTTGACCCTTACAGATGTAGTTGTAATATCACCTGTTGAGTTAGGTTGACAATGATAAACCCAATGCGGTCTATCTGTTCTGTGTCTGGTAGGCAGACAGTGTACTGAATAGTTAGTATCAGGCATAGCTGTAGTGAAGTTAATAGTGTAATCACCCGGGCCGTTTCTTGTTACCGAACTAACATTGCCTGATGCGTTAATACTACCGTTATAGCCGTTAAAGCTAACCCAAGCCCTAGCACCGTAGTAAGGAGCCGTACCCGTGGTCACGTCTAAAGGTGAAAACTCATCTACAGCAGCCTTAACTTTAGCTGGAGATACGAGACTTTCAGTAGTGCTAGTACCAGCTTCCCAAGTAGCTTCTGTCTGAGTGGATGCTTCATACTTACTATTTAGTGCTGTCTGCAAGCCATCAACATTAGAGATAACATGGTTGTGACTGTCATCAGCAATAGTAGCTGTAATAGTTGCGTTAGCTGTGCCGTTAAAAGAGGCACTACCAGAGACATCACCTGTAAGAGATATGGTTCTGGAAGTTTCTAGTGCTGTAGCTGTAGCGGCATTACCTGAAATACCGCCCGATACTGTGCCTGTTACGTTCCCTACCAAATCACCTGTGACATTACCCACGACTGAACCTGTATGAACGCCATTTGTATTGCCTGTAACATCTCCTACCAAAGCACCTTCAAATGTATTTGCTACAAATGTCTCACTGCCTACAGTCCACTTATCGTCTGCTTCGTTCCATATAAGTGTTTTGTTAGCGGCTGTACCACGCTCAATCTCAATGCCACCATTCTGTGTAGGTGTGCCTGTCTCATTAGAGTTGAGAACAATCTGGTTATCTGCAAGGTTGAGTGTCTCAGTGTTTACGGTGGTAGTAGTCCCGTTTACTGTTAAGTTGCCATTAACTACAGTGTTGTTAAAAGTGACATCTGATGTAGTGCCTACAGCCTGACCAATAGCAACAGTACCATTAGTAATACTAACACCCGTACCGCCAGAGAAGTGAGCACGTGTCTCAGCAGCACTAGGGCCAGTGTATGTAAAAGTACCAGCAGAGTAGGTCAGGCTACCGTCACCACCAGTGTCAGTGACACTAAAAGCAGCCTTAGCTGCTGCAGTAGCACGTGCATCTGTGTAGTATAGGTTAGTTGTGCCTTCTGCTACAGTGTCTGTATTACCCTGTGTAAAACTAATAACGCCTGTACCTGAGTTGTAGCTAAGGCTACCCGTAGCTGACACAGAAGATCTAGCACGAGCAGTAGTAAAGTACTGGTTAGTTGAGCCTTCACTGATGTCATCTGTGTCATGGTTAGATACGTCAGATACTGTACCTGTTACATTACCCGTGACGTTACCTGTTACATTACCAGTGACGTTACCTGTTACATTACCAGTGACACCGCCTGTAGCTGTTATAATACCTGTAACACCAAGAGTACCACCTACTGTAGCATTAGCTGATACAGTCAAGGCGTCTGTGTCTACAGCACCATCAAACCAAGCATTCTTATATTGTACAGAGGCTGTACCTAAGTCCAGAGTGTTAGTAGTCTTAGGCGTAAGAGCAGTACCTGAAACAATGAGGTCTTGCGCTGGGCCTACCTTAGTGATGGGCGCACCTTCACCTGCAGTACCGTCATGAGCGTGACCAGTAGATGCGTTAAACCCTGCCTCAATGGCATTGTACTCAGCATCAAAGTCATCCGCATCAATAACGTTACCGTTAGCAATGTTGTTTGCTGTATCCTGACGTGTATAACCTGCCATGTTTTAGTCCTTACTGTCTATCGTTCTGTCTAAACTCTAGCAGGGCTGTGTCTAGAGTGAATGTAGGGTTTATAGAATTGTCTTCAATACGAAGGGCTATAGTCTTACCTGAGCCAATAATATTTGTGTTGTAGATCTTGTCTAACTCACCCCCGTATGTAGAGGTGTTAAACACAGAGTTAGATTCCCCAAATATGAATACAGATGTACCCGTACTTTCTACGCTCTGTGTAGCGGGTTGTATAACACCTGTGTTTGTAGATGAACCAAAGTCATACTTAACGTTAAGATCCAGAGTCATACTGCCAGTAGGTTCTGCATACAGTGTCATCTTGTAGAATGACTTACGCATCTGAGGATCAGACAGAGGCATATAGGGTGACTCGTAAATAGCCTCAATAGGTAGCCCATCAAAGCTTGATCCTGTATCTAACTCATATACATAGCCATCCGTATTAGCAAAAGCAATAGTCTCAGCTGTATCTGTGTACCTACTGTCTGCTACAAAAGCTTTTACCCCCTTAGTTGTAGACCAGCTAATACCAGACGCACCCTGTGATACAAACTTAGTAGCGATTAAGCCTTTAGATGCTTCATGTTGTTCTGACTCTATATAAGCAAAGATACGATACTGAGCTTTCTCTCTCATAAGTACAGAACAGAAGTTAGGCGTACTGCCAAGGAACGTGGTAGCATCCTT